GAAGAGGGGGAGGGAATGAGAAAGTCTTTCTAATCTTTTTATTTTTTGTTCTTGATCTTCCTGAGAAAATAATTTATCTTTATCTTCATCTTTAATCGTAATATATTCCTTTATCTCTTTTACTTCTATGATAGTATCATTAAAACTTTTCGACAGAGCTTCAATTAATGATTTATTACTATTAATTATTCCTAAATTAGAATTAGTTTTTTTCAAAGCACGATTAGCCACCTTGTCAATTGTTTGAATTGACTCAAAGAAATTACTTATAGTAATTTTTTTTCTAGGTTGTTCTAATTCCTCTTCATCCATACTTTTGGACACCCTCTTTTTGTTGTCTCTTTAGATTTTCCTTTTCAATATAATCCTGTAAAAGAGCGATGTAAATGTCTCTCTCCCAAGGCATCATATTTTCGAGTTCCGTCAAGCTATATTTATGGTATTGCATGAGAGAGAAATTGATACGGTAATAGGATTCAAGATCCTCTCGTGCAATACTCAACCGAAAAAATCGGCTAGACCCTCCAAAACGACACTATTCTTTTCTTTTGTATTTGGATTTATGACCTCGATGGTATGTGACAATTTAGGCATTGTTGCGAAAAAATTCTCAACTTTTTTATATTGTTTTGAATTTAATTGTTCAATAAACTTAACTCTCTCATCTGGCGTATAATCTTTGGCCTCCCACGCATCTTCCTCTGTGTAAACTGTATCCATACAATCAGCAACAACTTTCAAAGTTTTATCAACCATAATTTTTGGATCATCTTCTATATCAAAATTATTTTGAACAAATTGATTAAGTGATGGATATTTCATTCTCATGGTCATTTTATCATCAATAACAACGTCGGTTGTATGTCCCTTTGGTTTGATAACCTTAATCTCATCCACATATATTGTGACTGGAACTTTTGTCTCTCCATCATCAGCGCAAGTAACTGTCATTTTGATATCTTCACCGATGGACTTTGCACGAATATTTAAAAACACATATTCAATATCAAACGTAGGGAGACTATCAACATCAACTCCTCTAGTCAAAATGCATTTCTTTAATACATCTGTTACAGCATTTGTAATATCATCTTGATTTTTTGATTCCAATGCTAAAATTAAAATTTTTTCCTCTTTGACAAGAAAAGGTCGATATTTAATTTTTTTATTAGATGATGGTAATTTCAACTCATATGTGGGAGTTTCAATTGTTGGTAATGGCATAATAATCTATTCAGTATTTTATATAGGAGGTTTAGAATTGAATTCCATTGAAATTGAAATCGTTATTAGGATTGCCTGGGTAATCAATGGGCAGATGTTCATAACCAGTTAGTTGAGTATTTGTTATTTCTTTTGAGGTTTGAGAATTAAATTGTGGATTAGATGGTAAAAACTCACCGTTTATTGGAACTTGATGAGTATCATTGTAATCAAAATCTACAAAGAATCTATCATAGGCAAACTGCACACTACATTTTAACACATTTGAGTCACCATAGGCAACTCTCATTGAAGTTAAATTAGTGGGCCACACATTCACGAATTCATATGTGGTTAATTTAGATTGATATTCTGGTCTTCTAAGCGGTGGTTTGGGTTCCTTAAAAGTATCTCTCTCAAATTTAGTAAGATGAATAATCTCCTTATAATCTTCTGGATAGTTAAATCTTGCAAAAGCATTTAGACTTCTTTTTTTTCCTCTATATATGGGATTGATGTATGTCATCCATTTTTCTAGAACCTCTAAAACCACCATATCAGCATCAAGATAAAATGTTAAGTTGAGAGGTGGAAAAGTTCTGAGATTTGGAAACTCTTCTTGAATGCCTTGATGATGACCTACAGCGAGACTTGTTTGAAAAGATGTGCCTGGGATTTCTGCTTCAGTGCATAGAATAGACATCTTTTCTGTAAAAGTTCTTCCTTGCGATCTCTTGCTGTCAGGAAGAGGTGTTGCACTACCAGAAAATTGACGAAAACCATCACTTCCTAACCACACGTTAGCTTTACCAAAAGAAAACGTGACTTGATAAAAAGTATCTAAAGACGGCCGTGCAACGGTGTCTCTGACATCCTTCATATTTGGTTTAAATATGTCAGATCTTCTTGGAAATATACTTTTACTTGCCACGATAAATAAATTTGTGTTGTTATTACTATATATGAGCTATAAAGGGATATATCGACCTTCTAATCCTAAAAAGTATAAAGGTGACTCTCAAAACATTATTTATAGATCTTTATGGGAAAGAAAATTTATGAATTACTGTGATCTGAATGAAAATATTCTTGAATGGGCGTCTGAAGAATTTTGGATTCCGTATCTAGATCCAACAACAAATCGTGTTCGTAGATATTTCCCTGATTTTTTTATCAAATATAAGGACAAAGATAATAATATCCGTAGATCAGTGATTGAAGTGAAACCAATGAGAGAAACACTTGAACCAAAGTCAACAAAGGGTAAATCAAGAAAGACAATGATAAATGAATCAATAACTTACGTTAAGAATCAAGCAAAGTGGAAAGCAGCAAGAGAGTTTTGTGCAGATCGTAAATTAGAATTTAAAATCATGACTGAAAAAGAATTAGGAATCCGATGAGCATTCTTCAAAACATATTAGATAAAGTTAGTGGTCAAGTCAATGAGGATTATTTTCGTAGTCAACTAATTGAAGAACTTGGTTCAACAAATTTTAATGATGACTATGCTGATACTGGTGGATTTTCTCCTGGCGAACTATATTTTTTTACATATCAAGCACAAACAAAGCAGCCATATTATGATCAATATCCATTATCATATGTGATTGAAATGACTACAGGTGGATTTTTAGGTTGTAATCTTCATTATGTTCAATTGACTCAAAGAGAAGAACTTGCAATAAGCTTACTAAATAACTCTGCTCAAGGTGCGATTGCAGTTCCTCGAAGAACTCTACATAAATACCTATACACTGGTGTCAGAGGTCAACCATATCGTATTCCTAACAGTGAGTGGTCGGATGTAGCACAATTACCGACTGAAAAATTTATTGATATGAGAGGAATGCCCGTTCCAAGAAACAGAATTTACAACACAAACTAATGTCAGCTAAAAAAAGTAAGCCATATGAAATAGGAGGATCAAAATATTCTTTTAATTTTGTCGATGGTAAACTAGTGGGCATACAAAAAGCAAATAGTGAAGGTGATTTTGATGGTAGTTACTTAAATCCAAATACAAGTGAATTTGGTGATATTGCAGCGACAGATGAAGCTTTAGACGCATATAAAGTTGCCAAGTATGGATCTAATAAAACTGCAGCTGCGGAAGAAACATCGGTTGCTCAATCAACATCTTCTGAACTTAATAAATTTTATAATGATTTCAAGAAAAAATCAGATAATCAACAATCGATATCTCCCCCTCTTCCAAAAAACTCAATTTATTCTAATTCATCATTGCAATATCAAGGTGGTTCTAATTATAAAGGTAATAGAAACGTTGCAGGGACTGATAAATCATTATATGCGTATCCTTTTGACATAGATCCAAGTCAAGATCATTTAAAGATACAAAAGTGGGAATATGTCAGACCAAATGTAAATCAAAGTAAACCAAATCAGGGAGGTGCAAATCAAGATGTAAACGTGGCTGGTGACAGTGTAAAAGGTAGCAAACTTCAAGGATCTGTTTTGTTACCAATGCCAAAAGTAGTTGATGTAAATGGTGCTGATTGGGGAGAAAATAAAATCACTGCTTTTGGGCTTGGAGCTCTAGGTGCATCAAAAGTGGCCGCTGATGTTTTAAATTTAACGCCAGGTTTAACTGAAAAAGAAAGAGCATCAAACTTAGAAGCACTTAACAAGTTGAAAGGCGAGGGTCAATTTGGCTCAGGGTTCGGTAGTAAAGAAGAGAGAGAAAATTTTAGAAAAGCTCTTGGTTCAGCAGCTTCAGTCTCAGTTACATCTGGAATTGCTGGTCTAGCTGGAAACGCACTAGGAACTCAAATTAGTCCAGACACATTTCTTGCAAGAACTGGTGGTGCGGTTTTAAATCCAAATGCAGAGATGTTGTTTCAAGGGCCCGTAATTCGTGATTTTAACTTTAGTTTTCTGATGATTGCAAGAAGTGAAAAAGAGGGTTCAGAAATTAGAAAAATTATAAAGTGGTTTAAAAAAGGTATGGCACCAAAATTTAGAAATACAACTCTCATCAAGAGTCCTGATATATTTACCTTGGAGTATAAAAATGCTGGTGGTTTACTAAAAACTGTGAATAGATTCAATCCTGGCGGTCTTGCATTAACCACTGTAAACATTGATTACGCTCCAAGTGGATATTGGTCTGCATATCGTGATTCTCAACCAGTTTCAGTTAAAATGGATCTTAACTTCACTGAATTAAGACCAATATATCAAAAAGATCAAGAAGATGATGATAAGTTCAGAGGATTCGACAGCGTAGGTTTCTAAAATGACATACTCAGGTTCACCAAATTCATATTTCCGACAAGTTCCAAAACTTGATTATCCATCATTAACAAATGATCGGACTTCTGTGTATGATTTTCAAACTGTTAAGAATTTATTCAAAAGAGCTGTAATTCGTGATGATATTTTTAATGAAGTCACTGCATTTACAAAATATTCTGTGGAGGGTGACGAAAGACCAGATTCTGTAGCATATAATTTTTATGGTGACTCTGGGCTTGATTGGGTTGTTTTGACAACAAATAACATTGTTCATGTTAGAGATGAGTGGCCAATGGGAAGTCAAGATTTTTTAACTTACCTTAATGAGAAATACTCAGAGACAGAATTAGCAAATATTCATCATTATGAAACAAAGATACTTAGAGATTCAAATGGTCGATTAGTTCAACCAGAGGGACTCAGAGTTCCAGCTGGACACTCAATTACTTTTTTGGATCGTGGTGTTTTAAGAACTGAATCAAAATTAAAATCATTCACTTTTTTACAACATGAAATTGATTTAAATGACGCAAAAAGAGATATAAGTATTTTAAAAGTGGAGTATCTAAGTTTATTTTTAGAAAACGTGGAAGATATTATGGAATATAAAAGATCAAGTCAATATATCAGTGATGATTTGAAAAAAACAGAGAATCCAAGAATAATTTCTCCATAAAAAAAGAGGTCACTTTGAGCGACCTCTGGCGTAAAAAATGGCCCGAAAATTTTTTCGGGGTATTTTCTAATTTTCAGCTAATTTTGCAAAATAGCTAAGTGCATCTTCTTCATCTTCGTCCGTATTAACTGAAGATGGAGTTGTGTCAACAACAGCACGACCTTCACTTAGATCTTCTAGGTTATTATCTTCATCAATAACCTCT